CATGCGCGCTGGAAGATGCCACCGGCCGGGTTGCGCGGGCTGCCCTGGTACAGCGCGTACCAGGTCCGGTCGCCGACCTGGCGGCGCGTGACGTTGAAGTCTCGCTTGGCCTCGGGCGTGTCCCGGACGCTGGCCATGGGCTCGCCGAGTGGGCGGCCCAGCGAATCGGTGATGCCCTCCTCGGCGACGGCCGGGACGTTGATGTGCCGCCAGGTGCGCTCGTTCTTGTCGAGCAGCTTCTCCCCGGCCAGGATTTTGCCTGCCAGGTCTTCGGGATGCCATCGGGTCTGAATCAGGATCACGCTGGCGCTGGGGCTCAGACGGGTGAGAGCGACCGTGGAGAACCAGGTGTGTACGCGGTCGCGCCAGGTGGCGCTGTCGGCCTCCATCATGTTCTTGAACGGGTCGTCAATGATGAACAGGTCGGCCGCGAGGCCGGTGATGGTGGCTCCGATGCCCGCCGCCACGAAATAGCCGTTGGTGCCCTCGATGCCCCAGCTGCTCACCTTGTTGGAGCCGCGCGCCAGCTTCAGGCCGATCTTGTCCTCGATGGGCAGGTTGGTCACCGGATCGACCAGGCCGGAGCCGTGTGAATTGATGATGTTGCGGATGGCACGGGAGTGGGCCTCTGCCAGGGCAGAAGCGTAGGTGGCCAGGATGATTCGCCGGTGGGCGTAAAGCTGAAACGCGCGGATGACCGACCAGACCGCCGCCAGGCTGGACTTGCCCTCCTGCGGCGGCATGGTGATGAGCAGGTTGATTTTGCGGACACTGTTCAGCACCCTCTCGATGGCGTTGGCGATCAGGTCCAGCGCCGGAGTGATGATGTAACCGGGGCGCACCCGGCCTGCCAGGGCAGTCGGCGGCGTGACGGCCTTGGCGATCTCGGCGGCGTTCTTGTAACGGACCTTCACCTTGGCCCGGGCCTCCGCCGCCCGCAGGCTGGTCAGCATCGCCTTGCGCTGTTCGGGCGGCCAGCTCTTGGTCTCCTCGCGGATGTGGTCGATGCGCGCCAGGTCCAGCGTGCCGCCGGGCGTCCAGATGTCGGGCACCGGGCCGCCGACATCGGGGAAACTGAGCGACTCGTCGGCCATGGGCCTGAGACTACTGGCGAGGTTGCACGGGCGGGCAGAGCACTTCGGTCAGCTGCGGATACAAGTCGTCAGGATGGCCGCGCAGTACCGTGACGCCAGCGGTGTCGGTCAGCTGCTCGGCGAGGTTGCGAGCGGCGGCCAGGCGGCTCTTGACCAGAGAGATGTTCTGTTCGCGGCCGATCTGGCGGGCTTGTAACTTGCGCCAGGATTCCGCGTCGGGATGATCGAGCAGCGCCACGGTAACGGCATAGCCCGCGTCGGCCGCCGCCCGCAGGAATCGCAGGTTGGACAATCGCGCGCCTTCGCCCAACACCCGCCGATAGGGCAACGTCTCGATCCAGGGGATGGCTTTCTCGATGACCGAGCTCGGAAGGGCGTCGGTGCCGCTGAACAGCTCGCGCCGCTTGCCGATCTCCGCACCGGCAATCTCGCCGGTGACTGAATCGAGAAGCACATCGTGGGCCACCGGGACCTCCGGCGGGTCGTAGGGCAGGCGGGTATAACCCGCCGTGAGCAGCCGCATCAGCGTGGACTTGCCCGCGCCCGGCTGCCCGACGAGGTAGATGAGGCGATTTGGCATAGCCTCAGGATAACTTACCCGCGTTCGACGCCCTAGTGTCGCCTCAGCGAGCGAACTTGATGCACCGGCAATAGGTCCGCTGGCCGTCGGCGCTGGTGGCGTAGACGAATACCCGCTGCATACAGCGGACGCATCGCTTGGGCTCGAAGACGTAGGTCTCAAACGGGCCCATGGTGTCGCGGTCGCGCACTGCCAGGGCTTCGCGCTCGCGCAGGGTGCTGATGAAGGTGGTTGGTTGGGTCATCGCCTCAAACTAACCCGCCTTTAACGGGTAAGTCAAGACTCGCTGACATACCGCACGATGCGGAACGCCTGAGCCAGAGGGATGCCGACCTGCTGGCCGCGAAACTCCGCCCTGGCCTCGATCCACTCGCCGGTCATGTAGGGCCGCCCGGCCTGGGAGCCATAGCAGTCCAGGGCAGTGAGCTGATCTGCCAGGTCTTCGTAGGTCATCGGCACCCACAGGTTCGGCACCCAGGTGGGCATCGCCGATGGCGTTTCGTACTCCACCAGGCTGACCGACGAGCGCCGCAGCGCGCTCACCACCGCAGCGGCGGTGGCGGCGTGGTCCTGGTGGGTGTCGAGTACCGGCGGGCTGAGCACCCGGTCGATGTCGTCGGTCACGGCGCTCTCGATAAACCCGACCAGGGCGGCGTCGTGGCTGACGAACCCGTCGCGCCACTCGCCGACGGACACCAACGTCGACCCGAGCGCGCTGGCGGCCTTGAGCTGTTCGTAGTAGCGGTCGCCGTCGGTGCCCGCGACCACCACCAGGTCGCCGCCCCGGGCGAACATCGACGCGCCCAGCTCGGCGTCGTCGTAGTGCGGAGCGACAATGAGCGTTGTCATTTGACCGCCTTGAACCGGATATTCGGCCGCCCGTCGGCGCTGACGTGTAGGCGTGCCAGGTGAGGCCAGGTGTCGATGACGTACTGCACGCCGCTGGCGACGTTGGCCGGGGTGCGGGTGTCCTGCATCCCGCCGGGCTCGCTGTAGAACCGCGCCTTGAACGAGTAGTCCTCAAACCGGGTGATGGCCCCGCGCGCCAGGAAGAACCGAATCGACCGCTCGTAGTCCTCGCCATGATCGACGCTGACGAACTCCTCGGGCGTGTGCAGCAGCGTGTGCCCGAACAGCGACCCGTCGACAAACCACAGGCCCGTCTGGCGCAGCTTGGCGCTCATGTAGAACGCATTGGCCACCGGGTACAGGCCCCACAGCGTGCCGAAAGCGGCGTCGAACGCGGCGTTGAACAGCCGGGGCAGGTCGATCACGTCAACGAGCGTCTTGGCGTCGGCCCGATGCACGATCCGCAGCAGGTCGTCATCCATCTGGATGAGGTCGGTGCCAGGTGGATACCAGCGGACGATCTTGTTGCGGGCCTTGTCCAGCCCGACGCCGTGGCCGACCTCGATGTTGACGCCGAAATCGGTGAGCACGGGCTTATAGGCCGCCAGCTCGTCGGCGTCGGTCAGAAACACCGTCACCCGGGACATGTCCACGCCACCGGCGGCCAGCAGCGGAAGGGTCGCCTCACCGATGCGCCGGGGCCGGTGATAGCTGGGGATGGCGATCTGGATGGAGCCGTTCAGTGTCGTGGTCGTGATTCCCTCTCCAATCGCTCGCTACCAGCCATGCCACGCCAGTCGGCCATCGCCTGGCGGGCGTTGGGGTCGTCGCTTTCGCCCGGGTATGCCTTGGTCGCGGTGTCGTCGCCCATCGCGCCGGGGATGCCGCGCTCGCCGTTGGCCAGGCGGCGCGCCATCTCGGCCTCCCGCTCGGTGCGCTTACGCCGCCCGTAGGCGCTCTCCTCGGCCGCGGATCGGCAGTTCTTCATGCCGCGCAGGGCGTAGTAGACCGCGCTGAGCCGGTAGCCGCCGGTGCGGCCCTTTACTCGGGTGATGGGCGTGACGCCATGTACCAGCCGATATCCCTCAAAGTAAGTGACGGTTCCGTCGAAACAAGGGATGACCAGGTCGTACTCGGGCAGATGCAGATGACCGCCCCGCGTTCCCCGACGGAGAACCGGCATGGCCGACCAGACAGGAAAGTTGAAGCCGTCGCGGTGATAAGGCAGCTGCGCAGTGTCATTGACGACTCCTGAGGTCCAGAGTTTGGCCTCGCCGAGCTTCCAGTCGGCGCTGACCGCTGCGGTCTCACGCTGGCCGCGCTCTACCAGCTCGGGATCGATCATTGCCAAACCTTCAGCGAATTGGTCGGCGTAGCTTTCGAGCACGCGCTCGATCTCGGGCTGGTCCCTGCCCAACGTCGTGATCGCGCAGGCTTCGCGCCAGATGACCGGCCGCCGTGGCGCGTAACCGAACGTGCGGGACTTGCTGCGGTAGTTGTTGTTGCGCGCGACGCCCGCGCTGGCGTCGATCTGAAGCAGGGCGCGCCGCAGCGGGCCCGGGTCTGCCAGGGGAAGGTAACCCAGCAGCGGTGCGCCGGTGTCGGCGTCGTAGACCACGGTGCCCGGCGTCAGCGCGACGGTGGGCTCACGCACGGGCACCATGTCACCGACACACAAGGAGGCGGCGTCCTTGTCGGCTACCCGGGGAGCGACGATCTTATTCAGCGTCGGGGTCATAGAGGCCATCCTCATCGTCGTCATCGTCAAAGCCAGCAGGAGCCTCGGCGGCGAAGAACTCATCGACAGCTGGCGGGATGGGCCCGGCCGCCGGAGCCTGCTCACCTGACCACTCTTCCAGCAGCGCCACCAGGGCCTCGGTGTTGGTCTCAAGGTTGTTCGCCGCGCGCAGCGCCGCCAGCTTCTCTTGCACCCACATGAACACCACGATGGGGAAGCTGAGCACCACCATCCGGTTTGCGGCGTTCTCGGCGTAGTTTTCGCGCCGGTCGGTGATGTCTTGGCCGCCGGGCAGGTTGATCAGCCCGTCGTCGCGCGGGCCGTGGCCGTTGGGCGAGTCGGGCGGGAGGTTGTTGTCGTTCTCCTCAAGCAGCGCCGCCAGGTCGGCCACGTCGGCCTCGCTGAAGCCCAGGCCCTCCACGTCGCCCTCGAAGCCCTCCACCAGCCGGGCCAGCTGCTCCTCATCGAAGCCGCCGAGCTGGCCGGTCTGGTTGTCCGCGACGACGATTCGCTCTGCGGTGTCGTTGTCGACGTCGATCCAGAAGACGTTGATCTTGTGCCACTGGCGGTCGTCGGGGTAGTCCTCGCCGTTCTGGCGAAAGGCAAGCAGGGTGTGATTGCCCGCCAGCACCTCATTCGGGCGGCCGGTGTGGGTGCCCAGGTTGACCGTGATGGGCTTGTACTGCGTGTGGCGGCGCAGGCTGGCCGCGATGGCGGGGATGTCGCCCTTTCGCGGGTTCTTGTGGAAAGTGCGCAGCTCGCTGGGCAGAACGGCGGTCATTTTGCCGACGACGGACGAGGTTGAGGCCATGTTTGGGGAGTTTAGCAGAGGGCTTGACTTACCCGCGTTTCACGGGTTAGTCTGAGCGGGTACCGGCGGGACGAGCCCGCCGCCACCGAAAGGATCACCATGGCCACCATCACCTTCACCGCCACCGCCCCCAACGGAGTCGAGTTCACCCGCACCAGCCCCACGATGCCCTACGTCGCGGTCCTCATGGTCGCCGACAAGGGCGGCGACAATTGGGGCGCATGGAGCTGGCACAAGAGCGACGACGCCGCGTTCAAGGCGAGCCAGAGCAACTACCACCAGGGCCACCACCAGACCAAGGTCGTTCAGGCCATCCCGACGGCGGTGAACGGCAAGGTCAAGCCCGGCGACTTCGCCGACTGGCCGGTCGGCGTGCCGGAGCTGGTCGCCGCCAAGCTGGCCAAGGGCGGCAACGCCGCGCCTGCCAGCCCGTTCACCGGCGAGGCCATCCTGGCCGGGGCGGTTGAGGCTGCCAGGGCAGACGCCGAGGAGGAGGCCAAGGTCGCCGCGAAGGCCGAGGAGGCATACCAGGCCACCAACGGCAAGCCCGAGCCGGTCAAGGTGGCCAAGGTAGCGACCAAGAAGCAGCTTCTCGGCTACGAGGTCCACCAGATTGTCCTCGCGGCGTTGCAGGACGGCGGCCTCACGATCCCCGAGGGCATGGACGCCGCCGAGGCCGAGACCGTCGTGGCGAACTGGCTTCGCTGGATCCCGACGCCCGACACCGCATGGGGCGGCAAGGCCCGCGTGTAGCAGGTCCCCCGGGCCCTGGCTGGCGACAATTCGCTGGCCAGGGCCCTTGACTTACCCGCCCAACGCGGGTTAGTCTGATGAGGTTCCGGCGGGACCGCCCGCCACCGACGAAAGGATCACCGCCATGAGCGGCCACTACAACGAGCTGAACCCGCCCAGCGTCTACGAGGTTGACTGCCTCTGCGCCAACACCGACGACGGCTATGACGCGCGTTGCCCCGAGCACGGAGAGGCGGCGGCGCGCTGATGACCGAACTGACGACAACCAAGATCAACATCAGCCGAACCGTTACCGGATTCTTGGAGGGCAGCCACGCCTGGCAGTGCCCCGGCGACAACGACGGCTATGGCGGCGCGGCAGTATCAGCGATGGCCAAGATCAAGGCCGCGCCGTCCCGCAAGGACGGCAGTTGCACTGTGGCGCTGACCGCACCCGAGCGCGGCGCGCTTGAGGAGTATGCCGAGACAATGGCCATCGCCGCGCAGGACAACGTGCGCGACGACCCGTCCGAACTCGGTGAGCTGAACGCCGCCCGGGCGCTGCGCCGCCAGTTATTGAAAGCGGGGATCTAATGAACTGGAAGCGCGAGCGGCCCGGCGTCTACACAGCCGGGCCCTACCTTGTCGAGCAGCTGGCCGTGGGCGGCTGGTATGCCAGCGGCCCCGGCGTGGACGAGCCCACCGACCGTAAGGACCACGCCCAGGTTGCGTGTGAGCGGTATGCCCTGGCACGCATCGAGGGACGGGAGCGAACCTGCCCCGCCTTCCTGGGTGACGCGGTCACGCTGTGGACACGCGGCGGCGCTGGCGTGCGCCAGACCACCGGCCGGATTCACTCGGTGTTCCCCAACGCCACCGAAAACGGCAAAGGGCCGCTGTACTCGATCCACCTGGCACGGGGCCGCAAGGTGTGCATGTACCGCGACGAGTTTCAGGTCGTGCTCCCGTGACCGCCCTGGCAAAAGACCACTGCCGCCGCCTCTCGTGTCCCGCCTGCGGAGTGTTCGGGCTCAGGGCGCGACGGCGGGCCCGGCGACACGACGAGGCCGCGCTGATCCGCTTCCATGTCCACCTGGCAGACCAGGCCCGCGCCGAGCGGCGGGCCACGCTGGCCGCCATCACCCGGGGGATGCAGCCCTGGCAGGTTGAGGCGATGATCGCGGCGCTGGAAAGGGACCGGCTGTGACCGCCGCGCAGATCTGCCTGGTCTCGATGATCCTGGGCTGCTGGCTGCTGGCGCTACCCGCGCGGCTGCGGCGCTGGTGGACCAACGAGAGCGGCGCGGTGCTGATCGTGGCCGGGCTGATAATGCTGATATTGGCTGTTCAAGGCCCTTGACTTACCCGTTAAACGCGGGTTAGTCTGATGGGGTACCGGCGGGACGGCCCGCCACCTACCGAAAGGACCACCATGACCACCACCACGCGCACCATGACCGTGACCGCCTGGTACACCAGCAACGATCAGGTCGAAAACCTGCTGGACACCATGATCGACGCGCAGAACCGCAACGGGCGCATCACCTGGACGAACATCCGCGAGACCCACGCTGCCGGTTACGTGGGCGGCGACCAGGGCAGCCGCGTCGTCGTGATCGACGTGGACAGCTCCGACGGAGCCGACATTGTGGCCCTGGCCCTCTGGGCGGGCGGCGCTGAGGCCATTCAGCCCGACATCGACCTGCCCTGATCGTTCCACCGGCCGGGCCTCAACCTGGGGCCCGGCCACTTTCAACCCGAAGGAGAACAGAAATGCCCCACGCAATTGACACCACCGACGGCGTCAGCAGCTTCGCCGACAGCCGCACCGACCGCTTCGGTCGAGTCGACGCCTGGCACAAGCTGGGCCAGGCCGTAGGCCACGAGATGACTGTGGACGAGGCTCTAGATGCAGCGCATATGCGCGGCTGGAATGTCCGCGTCATCCCGCTGCGGGCCGACATCAGCGAGATCGACAACAGCCAGGGGATGGGCGCGACACTGCGCACGCCCGCGCAGCTGGCCACCGTGCCGAAATACAACCTGGTGGTGCGGACGAACCCGGTCAACGGCGCGACCGAGCCGCTAGGCGTGGTCGGCAACCTGTGGACGCCCTTCCAGAACGAGGCGACCACCGCCCTGCTCGGCGATCTGGTGGAGGCCAGCGGCGGGTTCATCGCCACGCTGGGCAGCCTCGATGGTGGGCGGCGCACGTTCGTCACCATGCAGATGCCGAGCTGGATGGAGTTCCGCAGCCCGCGCACCGGCGAGCTGGACAAGACCGACCTGTACCTCAGCGTGTTCAACCATCACACCAACGAGGGCAGCCTGGTGGCCAACATCAGCCCGGTTCGGGTGGTGTGCGCCAACACCCAGCGGATGGCCGAGCAGACCGCCGTCAGCCGCGTTGGGTTGCG